GCCCCGCTCTCGCTTCAAGCGACCACCGGTCCCGCCCAATAAGGCACGGAACGCGTCCTTCTTCACGAGCCTCCTACCCCGCCCGCTCTCAGAGCCAGGCAGTCCTCGGTAGGTTCGTGGTTGGTACTCCGCCGGCCTGAGGCTCAACGCCCCAGGACGGTCCCTACCAACTCCAACGCTATCTTCGATGTCTCGAAGAATTGCAGAAGGAGGAGGATGACTAGGACGACTATAGTCCGGGTCTTCACCCGGTCCATTAGCCGCCGACCCGAGAGAACGCCAAAGGTACGGCGATTCGCTAGTCTGCACACGGGCTCTTCCCGACTCGCGTCGGAGGTAGATGTACGTGATTTGACCATGGAGGTTACACCGTATTGGTTCATAGTTGAGCCCAGGGTAGGGCTCGTCTCGGTAGTCAGGGACCTTCACCCCGGATTCGTCCGAGGCGTCCATCGGTACCCGCAAGACTGGGGCACCGACGGAGCTGAGCTCTTGGTAGAGCACAGCAAGGGAAGTTGGGATTTCACTATCCCACCACCGCCGGCGTAAGCCATTGATGGTCTTATGAAGGAATGCCGCACGCTCGTTAGGCGTCTCGGCATCAGTCTGCCCATTCATCGGATTGAAGGGGCGAACGTCCACTCCTGCGTAGAAGTCTCCACCGCAGGACTCCCTGAACCGCCCATCACAGAACGTCTTGTCGGCGTTCAGTTGCAACCCAAGTCTTGGAAACACTTGGACAACGTATGGGTGAAGTGCGCGGTCGTAGATCATGTCATCCCCGTAGACGCTGATTGTCAGCCGCCGACCGGGGAGGTATGTGTCCGCGATTGCGCGCAGAAGGCACAGGAAGATCAACGTTTGCAGAGGAAAAGTAAACCCGATCCCCATCAGGGCGAAGGTATTAAGCTCCACTCTTACGGGTCCCAGATCTAAGTGCTTAGCTCTCCCGAGGGAAAGTTCACGGAACCACCTTTCTGGTAGAACCGAGGAGCACAACCACGTAGTGATATTATCACTCGCAGCTCTTTGGTCAGCTGTCACAAGTTGCCCAGTGACAGATGCTTCCCGAGCTAACTCCCGGTGGCGCTGTTGAAGCGTTCGGATGTTATACCCGGCCTCTTTGAGCCTTTCCATTATAACCTTGCCAAGACCCTTGCTCCGGAAGGAGCCGATCGTGGTATTGGGCACTATGGATCTAAGGCTCTTAAACGTCTTAGGGACTAGCGAGAGAGTCAGGGCGTCAACCACGTGGCACGCAGAAGGCGAGGCCTCCTGTGACGTAAGCTCCGCTACGTATTTCGCGGCCGGAGCATCTTGCAGCAAATAGCCTGCAAACCACGTGTGCTCAGCAGGGGTCCCGGATAACGGGAGTGACCACTTCTCGCCCTCGCAGGCGCGAGCAAGTGGCACCCCGAGGGTGGCCCGACTTCCCATACTGCAACACTCGACCATTCGGTCCTCACTGTACTCGCCAAGGATGGATTGGCAAATAAAGCGCGCTCGGAGCAACAGCGCCCGGGTAGGGACACTCGGCTCGCTGAGAGCGGCAAGACGGTCTTGGTTCAAGAGAAAGCTGCGGATTGCAGCCAGCTCTAGATCGTCTTCAGTGAACAGGTCCTGTTTGAACCTGTAGCGTTTCAGCAACGACTGCAGCTGGAATAGACGCTTCTGCGAAGTTGCGTCATCAGCCCAGTCGTCCTGGTGTAGCTCTAGATTCCGGAGCTTCCGTCCATCGACAGTGCCGGAGAGCGCAAGGAGCGCCCCGACATCGACAGAAGGCGGAATCCAGGGTAGGAAGTCCCTGACTAGTGCAGCGAAGACGGTTGTCATCACTGCATCAGACCAGCAGGTTCGCTTGGTCATACGACACTCCATAGGTTTGGAAGTGAAGGATGGGGGAGGGTCACAGGCTCACGCCGTAGACCCCACTGACCAGAAGTTGGTCACATCCGAGTCGAAGAGCAATTGGGCGCCAACGATCGCGAGATCGAGGGCGGCCGCAGCCGACAGCTCGGGGTGGACCTCGCGCTCAATACGGATTGTATTGAACACAACTTTCCCGTTTGCAAGAACGAGCGGTTGAGTGTACGAGACACTCTTCTTATCCTTCTTGTAGGAACCGTCAACAGGGTTGATGACGGGTGCCGAGTACTTGAACACGGCATTCCGACGGGTGGTGTACGTCGTGTCCGCAGGGACAATAAGACGGACACCGTTCTGGATGGTCGTCCCATCAGGGGAGAACGTCAGGGTGGTGCCACCAGAGGCGCTAAGTGTTGCGCCAGTGGAGACTGCAAGGGATTGGATTCCCATATGCGTATACTCCAGAGAACGAGTGGAGTTTCCTCAACGCAGCAAACGTCCGAGCTTGACAAAGCCAAGGGCGAGCTGTGAGAGGGCCTGTGGAATGTCCAACTTTGGGTCGAACACCCAGGTTGGCCGGAGTGAACCTTGAATGCGATCCACCAGGTCATAGGCCTCTTGCCATGTACCTGTATGGAATGTGTACGACTGAGGGGGCGTCACTGGGACGTCCCGACGCACGAAAGATTCCGATCTCTTCGTGACGGTTTGCTTGGTAGTTATCCAAGAACCGCGGTACACTACACCTGCCCGAGGGACGGCGGCTGAGAGCCACCGGCCGGTGTTCGCAAACTGGTCTGCCAGCCAGGAGTATGGGATCTCTTCCCAGATCGTCGAAGCGGCTTGGTCCCAGGTTAAACCCAGCGACCTAGCAGCCGTTAGACCTAAGGTAGAGTAGGTATCATAGACGACACCTGCCCCAACTTTGACATGGACAGTCAAAGTGTCAGTAGTATTAGTTTGGGTAAACTTATACACATTCTGACTACCCCCTTGGGAGGAGAACGTCTTGGAAATAGACGCCCCGAACCCCCCACGTGCAACCTTCCGGATGAAATCCCGGTTAGCACGCTGGATTTTGTCGATGGCCTTGAGGGCCCCCGCCATGTCCAGCATTACGGGTCTCCACCCCATTTGGTACTCCAGATAAGCTGCTGAAGCTACCTCCTCAGCCTTCACACCTGTGAAGCCGGCAACTCGCTTCCGACGTTGCCGAACGCGCCGTGCCAGATTAAGCGCACGACTCAGGGGACGCTGTAACATGGCTGCTGTTTTGTCGGCTTCCGCCAACACAGTCAGCGCGAGTACATCGGCAGCCTCGACCTTTGCAAGCGCATTGGTTAAGGCGATGTCACGCCACTCGCTAAGGTTGCGATCGACCAGGGAACTCTTCCAGGTATCGTACCCAGAATTGTTACGTAGGAAGAACGCGATATCACCCGTCCACTCCATTCTCCCCCACTTGGGAATGAGAGGAGTGCTAAATGAGCAGACGGTGCTCTGCGCCGAAAGTTCGCGCGCAGAGAAAGGATGGATGATGACTTCTCCAGCCTTGACTCTCCTGAAGAAGGACGAGTCGTACGTATCGTCGATGTATTTGTCATGCCCATCGGCCATGACGCCAGACCCACTAACGATGTTAGCGAAAGACCCGTCAGGATTGAACTCCCTAACGGACCACTGCGCATCGCGTCGCTCATCTGTTCGACGATAACGGTGATATGTACCTTTCATGTCAACTCCGGTTGCATGGATAAGAGCTTTGACGCTCTACGGCGAGAACGCCGTTCCAAAGGGTCCCCCGCACAGGGCAGTGCGGAG